GCCGGACAGCGTACAGAGCTGGTTCACAGGAATGGGTAATACCGGGCCAGCATTTTCGATCAACGCATCGGGATCATGTCCTGGCGTCAATTGTCCCTCTGTGACGCTTACGATGCAGACCAATCAGGGCGTGGTGAATCCGTAGGAGCAGGAAGATGAACTGGCTGATTCCTGAAATGTATCGGCTGATCGGTTCTGGTGTCGGCGGTTTGATCATTGGCGCGCTGGCTTCGCACTTCTTCTGGCAGCGGGTGTGCCCCGCCCTGGGGGTGCTGAAATGGGGTCAGTAGGTAATATAGGGCCTCGACCAACTTAAAGAGGTTTGTTAATGTGACCTATCGACTGGTGCCCGTAAGGCACTACCGACTTGCGCCCGTAAGGTGCTACCGAGTGATGACCGTAAGTCATAGGAGAGTGGAATGGCTAAAAAGTTCGACGACGATTTTGATGAGGATGCTCCCGATGAAATCGAAGTTGAGGACGAGCAAGACCAGAGCGATGAAGTCAGCGGGACCATACCCGAAACAACCTCCGGACAAGATGAAGAACAAACCGACAGCGCGGCCGGCGCCGACGCAGAAGTTCGCGAGGAACCGAGGCAGGTAAGCCGGGCGGAACGACGCTTCCAGGCATTGGCCAATCAAGCCAAGGCTGCTGATGAGCGCGCCGCCAAGATGGAAAGAGAACTGCAGGAGTTTCGTGCCGAACGGCAGCGGCATCAATCGCAGGTACAGGAGAAAGAGCCAACTCAGGAAGAGATGTCGTTATGGTCGACCGACCAGGTTGTCCAGTATCGATTGGACAAGGCGACATCCAAGTTCAACCAGACCTTGAGTCAGATGCAGTTCCAGGCGCTGGAAGCCACTGACAAGAGTTCATACGATTCACTGTGCGCGACGGACGCACGCGCCAAGAAATATTCGGCGGAAGTCGAACAGAAGCTGACGGACCTTCGAATGCAGGGACAGAATGCTCCACGAGCGCAGGTGCTTAGATGGCTGATCGGGGACAAGCTTTTGAATCAGGCTCCGAAGGACGTCGAGAAGCAGCGCAAGCGCGGTGCGGAAAACATCGTCCGGCAACGTGGTTCTGGACCGGCCCCGCGCAGTGACCAGACGAGTACGCGCGGCGCCAAGTCGGAAGCGGAGAAAAGGCGGCAACGTCTTGAGAACATAACATTTTAACAGCGGAGCGGCTGTTGTTGGCTCCGCATTGTGATGGAGAAATGCGATGCCCACCAACGTCGCCAGCCAATTTTCTGCCGACATTGAAGCCTTTATAGCCGACGAAACGCTTCCCCTCGCCCGGCGCCAGCTGGTGGCTTACCAGTTTGGAGATCCCCTCACCCTTCCAAAAGGACGTGGCGTCACTTATACCGCAACACGGTATAACCGTGTCCCACTGCCTTTTGCGCCATTATCGGAAGGTGTGCCGCCGATCGGCGAGACCATGACCATCGCCCAGGTCTCGGCAACCGCCCAGCAATGGGGCGACAAGATCACCATTACCGACGTCGCGGAGCTGACCATCAAGCATCCCCTGGTGGTGAAGGCCAAGGAGCTGTTAGGGCTGCAGATCGGTGAAACCCTGGACCGTAATACTTTCAATAACTTGCTGGCGGGGACGCAAGTCAATTTCGTCAATACGCGCGGCGCTCGGGCCTCCTTGATAGCCGGCGATGTTCTCAATCCACACGAGATCAACCGAGCGACGGGTGCCCTGTTCACTCTCGGTGCGCCTCGCTTCATGGGCGACGAGATGACGAACACCAAGCTGCAGGCAGACGCCAGCGGCGCCAAGGCGTCATCCAATCCGAGGGCGATGCCACACTACACGGCGATCATGCACCCGCTGGTGGTGCAGGACATGCGGGAGAATTCAGTCATCGTCACGGCATGGTCCTATAGTGACATCAACCGGCTTTACAACTACGAGCTGGGAGAATGGGGCGGCATCCGTTTCTGTTTCTCCAATATGGTGCCGACGTTCACGGGGTTCACGGCTCTTGCCAACGGCACTACGTATACAGCGGGCACCGCCGGCTCGCTCGCAAGCAACAACTATTTTCTGATTGTCACGGGCTCTGACACGCAGAACCAGTACGAGAGTCAGATTTATATTGCTTCAGTCTCTACCGCAGTGACCGGCCCGAACGGCTCGGTCACGGTTCATACGCCGAACGTGACGGGCTTCACCTATAACGTTTACATCGGCCTCACGTCGTCTCCGGCTACGCTGGGGCTATCGGCATCAGGCCCTGCGACGGGGCCGATGACCGGCCAGGCTGTGCAGTTGCCGCCGAACACCAACGTGGTCATCACGGGCATCGGTGCGGCGCAGACGCCTCCGGCCAATCCGGCATCAGGCATTACGACTTATCCGACCTTCATCATCGGTCGTGGCGCTTATGGTCAGGTGGTGCTCGATGACATCAAGATCAGTTTCCTGATGGGAGCTGACAAGAGCGATCCGCTCAATCAGTTGCGGGTGATAGGCTGGAAAGTATACTACGGAACGCTCATTGAGAACCAACAGTTTTTTATGCGAATTGAGTCGACTTCTGCATTCTCAGCTACGTTTGGATGAGCCATGGCTACTTCAACATTCGGATCGAACGCAGCTACGTCCTTGCCGTTTGCCTTGCTCAATTCCGGAGTCATGTCTGCGGCTGATCTGGCTACGGTTCAGCAAGCCATCAAGGACGATCTCACAAATACGCACCCGGTTTATCCGGGTGCGTATTCTACGCATGATTTGCTTTACATTCCGAATCGGGGGGTGTTGCGCGTTCTGCCCGGTGACTGGGTAGCCGTCGACACTCAGGGCTGGCCTATCCTGGTGTCTGCCAACTCGATCGCCAACAGTCTGTGGACGCATACACCGTAAAGGTTAGCTATGCCTCGGAAGCCCATAAATGATGAGCCCGATGACGAGCTTGAAAAGTACATGGAAGAGGCGCGTGAAGCCGCCATTCGCAAGAAAGCGCAATTGATTGCCGAACGCGAGCTTGGTCTGGTCGCGGAAGACACGTCTACAAAAACCGTCAAGGGCCCGTTGAAGAAGCTGGCAAAGGATCACGTCATTACCCTGGATCTGGCAGAACATTCGGATCGTATCGTGATCGACTCCACGACCTATTTTCACGGACGGACCTATACCGTGGACAAGGCGACCTATGATTTGATGCGTGAGATCATTCATCGTGGTTGGGAGCATCAGCGGGAAATTGACGGCAAGAATGCAACGGCGTATCGGACGCAGGCAAATATTCAACTGTCTCCGAAAGACGTTATCAATACCAGGGAGAGTCTGCTAAATGGCAATTCTTAATCCGCCTGAAGTGTCTGCTGTCGGATTTTCTTTAAGCTGCGAGATCAATCAAAAGCGCAATCTGGTAATGCAGAGCCACGTAGCTGCCGATGCTTCGCAGGAGGAAATGTTCAAGCTGGTAAGCAAGCTTTGTGGGGTTGCTGATACGCTCGATACCCGTTATCGCCTGATCGATATCAAGCTGATCTTGCAGAAAGCCAAGGAAGAACTCCCCGTGCATGAAAAGAAGCTGCGGGAGTTCGAAGACAGAACGGTTCGTGAATATAACAGGTCCGGTCGCAAGTCCGATTTCGAATGGAAAGGGCAGGCGCAGACGAATCGGGATAATCTGTTGACTACCATCGCAGCGTGTCGCATGAACATCGATCGTTTCGAGAAGGCGATCGCCGAAGCGGAAACCGAGTTGGAGGCTATGAATGGGTCTTCAAGCACAACAGATCGTTTCCCTCGCGCTGCAAATAGCTAAAGCTCCCGGCTATACCACCCAGGGTGGGCAACTGCTGAACGCCATTCTGCAGGAGCTTTGTCAGTCCTACGACTTCGTCGCGACGCGCAAGAATTTCCAGTTCCTTTTCAGCACGGGGGCAACTGATGCGCTTGGCTATCAGCCGGGCTGCGGTCCCAATCTGATGCCGGCTGATTACTTGCGGGCAGAGCACAAGGCGGCGTTCTTCAATATATCCGGCACCATCTACAAGATGATCAACGTCGATCAGCAGGAGTTTGACGCCTTCGTGCAGTCTCCGGGCAACCAGAATTATCCCAGCTTCTTTTATGTCGACATGGCGCAATCACCGCCCGCCATGTACGTCTATTGGCCGGCGGGGGGCGCCTATGCGGCGACGGTTCGCTATTTTGCGCAGATGCCGGATATCACCCAGCCCGAGACCTCGGCGACAGTGCCGTGGTTTCCCAATACGAACTACTTGGTTCGCAGATTGGCTGGCGAGATCATGTTGCTGACCGATGACGATCGTGCCGGAGCTTTTCTTGGTGACAATGATGAGCAGACACCGCAGGGAGCAGGTGTCATCCTTCGCAAGTATTTGACGCTGCAGGATGACCCGGAAGGACGGGTCAAGCGCATTCAACTCGATCGCAGATTCTTCAAAGGGCCTGGCATACTTAAGAACACCAAGATCGTCGGGTGGTGAGATGGCACTGCGTCGTGCCCAGCCCTACACGTTTTCGCCTGCAGGGGTATCCGACACGCTGGACGGCACCAACGTATTTCCGGGGTCGATGGCGCAGCTCGGCAATCTGATTCCGGATTTTGCCACTCCGAATTTGTGGGCGCCTCGGCCGGCATCGGTTTCACTGACAACCTTTGGTGGCTTTACCGGGCCGATTGGGATGCCGTCCGTGTTCAAGGTGGTGGGCACGCTGGTCTATGGGCTGGTGCCGACCGGGCTTAATGCGGGGCACGAGCAACCGTTCTGCTATGATCTCATCAACAACGTGTTCATCACGATCACGGGCATAACGAACGCGAACACACCGCAAGCTGCCTTGTCGACGGGGCCGTGGGAGCCTCCGACCGTCGATGTGATCGGTACGTTCGTGGTCTTCACCCATCCCGGCTTTGTACTGGGTGGTGGTGTGTTGTTTGGCTGGATCAATATTTCCAACCCGGCGGCGCCGGCCTGGGCTGGTGGCAATACGGCGACCAATCCGCTTCCCAGCCGTCCCAGCGTGGTGCGCAATTTCAATGGCCGCGCCTACTATCTGGTAAATCCAACCACTGGGCAGCCTGGTGCCTATTTCTCCGATGTATTGGTGCCGCTGACCATCACCAATGCGGCCAATGTCCTGACGTTCGATGATAACCAGAAGCTGACGGCGGCGATCGGCTTGCCGCTGTCGAACCAACTCGGCGGCATCCTGCAGTCGTTGATGGTGTTCAAAGGGACGGCTAACATCTACCAGATCACGGGCGATGCCGCGACCAGCAATCTGACGCGCAATACCCTCAATGTGGCGACCGGCACCTTTGGTCAGCGTGGGGTGTGCTCGACGCCGCAAGGCGTTGCGTTCAATGCGCCTGACGGCATCAGGATCATTGATTGGCAAGCTCGGGTGTCGGAGCCGATCGGGCTTTATGGCGCGGGGGTTAATCGTCCGTTCGTGTTTGCGGTGCAGCCGACGCGTGTCGCCTTGTCCTGTAACGCCAATGTCTTGCGCTGCACGGTGCAGAATTCATTGATGCAGGGCTCGCCTTATCAAGAATACTGGTATGACATGACCAAGCAGACGTGGTCAGGGCCACATACATTTCCTCCAGCCATGTCGGAGCCTTATCTATCGACATTCATCGTTGCGGTGTATGGAGGCGGTGGCGCGCTGTGGCGCAGTGACATCACGCTGTCATCTTCTTCGACGTTTGTCGAGAACGGCATTCAGATGGTGATTACGTGGCAAACGTCCATTCTTCCTGATTTTCAGTCGATGAACGAACTTGAATTGACGGAAATGACAATCAACATGAACCTGGATGCCAACGGTTCGATCTATTCGTTGCTGGCGATCGGCGGCACTGGCGCCTTCCTGTCAAGCAGGTTGGTCCCGCAGCCGACAGCCGGATCGACCTGGGGCAATTTCAACTGGGGGCAGGCGTCCTGGGGCAACTCTCAGACAGGTCTGGTGCCGATTCGGATTGACTGGACCAATCCCGTCATTGCCCGCAAGATGCAGTTTCAGCTGGTGGGCAATAGTTTCTCGACGTTTCGAATTGGCGACATGTTCATGCGGATGCGGCAACTCGGCTACCTGCAGCAATCAATGTTTGGAGCCTGATCATGAAACGTTTGTTGTTCGCTCTGATGTTGTTGTGGTGCTGGCCGGCCTTTGCTCAGGCGCCGATCATCGGCACGCTGCCCTTCACGCTGACTAACGGCACCGTGGCCGACGCTAACCAGGTGATGGCTAATTTCAATTTCATTGTCTCGTCCACCAATAACAATGCAGCTACGGCCGGCGTCAACAATAACATCACGTCGTTGACGGGTCTGACGACACCGCTGTCGCCTTCACAGGGCGGCACGTCAACTTATTATGGCGGCACGTCAACTGGCAGCGGCAACAACTACGTCGTGGGGGCGCCGACGCCAATAGGTTTCACGTTGACGGCAGGGCGGACCATTGTTTTTACGATCAATGCCACCAATACAGGACCGGCAACCCTTAATACCAATGGCACGGGTGTCACCAATTTCTATCGGCAGACGGCGAATGGTCCTGCCGCCATGGCTGGCGGTGAGATGGTTATTGGCAATACGGCGGTGGCTTATTTCGACGGCACGCAATATCAGTGCACGACCTGCAACATTCCTTCGTTGGTGCCTGCGGGGGTAACGGCTGACTATTCCGGCGTGATCGTCCCGCTGGGCTGGCTGCTGGCCAATGGCTCTGCGCAAAGCAGAACGACTTTTCTGGCATTGTTCAATGCGATTGCGTTTACGTCAGTGAGCGCCACGACGACGATTACCAACCCATCCGTCGTCGTGCCCAACTCGGCGTTGTTTCAGATTGGCTGGTCGGTCGGTGGCAATAACGTAACGTGCAATTCCACGATCTCGGCCATTCCGGATGGCACCCACATCACGATCAGCGCCAATGCCAGTGCCAGCGGGGCCACGACGCTGACAATCGGGCCGTATCCGCAAGGCGATTGTTCGACCACGTTCAACCTGCCGAATTATACGGGCCGTGTCACGGCGATGGCAGACGGCGTGACTAATATAACGGCTACGTCGTGTACTAATGCTGGGTCTGTCGGGACGAATTGCGGTGTGCAAACCAGAACGCTTGTTGCTCTCAATATTCCAACCATCACATCCGCGAATGGGGCTCAATCGATTACAGTTGTTCCGAGTCGAAATGTTGCTTCTACAACCGGGATCATTGGTGATCAATCAGATCCTGTGACAGGCGGTGCTAACACGCCATCATCAACAGTAGCGGATTGGAGTGGTACAGTAAGCTTTACTGGCACCAATTCGATCAGCACGACCTATACCAACGCCTCGCCAACGCCGGTTGTGACGTTGCAGCCCACGGCCATCGTTACTAAGATCATCAAATACTAGAGAAGGAGAACTTCATGGCCAAACATTCCAATGGCGACGGTTCCTCGCACGGTGCCGGTAGCCTCGGACATGCCAGCGGCACCATGCACCAGGGTCTGTATCGCAAGAACCCCAAGAATGCCGGCGACTCATCGCGCAAGCTTCCCACCAAGGAAACGGTAGACAGTGGAGCTACTCGAACTGAAGTTGGGCACGCCACCAACAACCTCGGCCCCCGTCAGGCTTAGGTTTGCCTGGGAGCGGTTCAGCGCCATCACGCAGGAGTTGCCGCCGCTGTTCAAGAAGCATTGGCGGGAGATCGCTTTGCACCAGGACCAGATCTCGCTCGATCCCGACTGGGAGCGTTACTTTGCCCTGGAGCTGCAAGGCGTCCTGCATGTGCTGACGGTCAGGGACGGCGCTCGGCTGGTCGGTTATGCCTTCATGCTGGTGCAGAGACATCTGCACTATTGCTCCACGCTGTGGGCGGTTTCCGATATGTTCTGGCTGGAGCCGGATTACCGCTTTGGCTGGGACGGCGTGCGCATGTTCAAGCAGGTCGAACGCGGGATGCGGGAGCTTGGCGTCAAGGTCATCGTGCTGAACTACAAGTTCCACTTCCAGAGTGATCGAGGCCGGCTCGATCGACTGTTCCACAGATTGGGATATAGTCCGACCGAGATCATTGTCTCCAAAGTTATCGGGTGATCCATGGGTTTAGTCGCTGGTGCTGCCAGTCTTGCCGGTGGTCTCTTTGGAATGTTTGGCGGCAGTGGCCCGCAGAATATCCCGCCGCCGACGCCGGCCTATCAGTACGCTGGACTGCCACAAGCCGATGTCGGGGTGCAAGGGCTGATTGGCGGCCAGGCCGGATATGCGCCGCAAGCTGCCGGCATTACCCAGAATCTGGTCAACAACCCCTACGCCGGGCAGGCTATCCAGGGCGGAGTGCAGGCGGCTGGCTTGGGACAGGGTGCCGGCGCGATGCAAATGGGCGCGGGCGCCGGCCTCGTTGGTTCCGGCATGGGCAACCTTCCTTTTGCCCAGCAAGCCCTGATGTCGGGGTTTGACCCGCAGTCCCAGGTCTACAACACGCTATTCCAGCAGAATACCGACCAGACGCGGGCTCTGGAGGCAGCCCGTGGCATTGACATGACACCCTACGGGGCCGGGGTCGAGGCGCAATCCAACATCGGTTTCAACACCGCATGGCAGCAACAACTGCAGGCGCGTCAACAGGCGGCAGCGCAGACGGCAGCAGGTTTGCAGCAAGCTGGTGCATCTACGGTCGGGGCCGGGCTCGGCGACATTACCGGCGGCATCGGTACGCAGTACTCGACCGCACAGTTGCCTTGGAGCACGTTCCAGAACATCGGCCAGACCCAGCTGCAGGACATCGGGGCCGGGCAGGGCATTTCGCAGGCGCCGATTCAGAATTACCTGAGCTATCTGGGGCAGGGGACGCAGGCGGCGCAGGCTGGCACCCAGCAGTACATGGCAGCGCTGGCGGCACAGCAGCAGGGATTCCAGCAGCAGCAGGCTTACGGCAAGGGCATCGGGTCTGGCTTGCAGAGCATGGGGACGGCCTTGGGCGCCAAGCCGGGGCAGTCATACGTTGGCAGTTTGTTCAGCTAGGAGGTTGAGCTATGCCCGGCGGTTTTGGTGGTGCCTTATCCGGCCTTGGCGGCATGAGCGCCACCTATGGCGGCTACCAGGAAGCGCAGGCCGCCGATACCCAAAACCTGATCCAGCAGTTCACCCTCGATCAGGCTAATCGGCAGCGGGCCGCCGACAAGGCGCTTGGCAACTATTTCATGCCGGGGGGCCAGCAGATGCCGCAAGGGGCGCAGCCGCCCCAGCAATCGCCGCAGCCTTCTCTGCAGCCCATGCCGGGACACCCGCCCGCTGGAGGCGCCTGGGCGCCGCCGCCGCAGGGGCCGCAGCAGCCGCAGATGTCACCACAACAACCGCAAATGCCACAGATGCCGCAGCGTCCTCCGGCTATGCCCCCAGGGCCGGCCGCTGCAGGTGGTGCTCCATCAGGAGGCCGCCCTTCCGGTCCTCCTGGTGGGCCTCCTGGTGGGCCTCCTGGTGGGCCTCCTGGAGCGGGCGGGATGTTTGCCGGGCAGGGTATGCAGGATCTGAAGACGGCGGCGGCGGGGATCGCCAGGGCCAATCCTGGGATCGACGGCGAGACCCTGGTGGCGGCCCTGCATCGCATGCTGCCGCTGTTGAAGCCGGAAGACGCGTTTCAGGTGCAGCAGATGCGGCTCTG